TAAATCTTAAGGACACATTCTCAGCGTTAGTAACAAGCTGTAGATTTGCTATCCTGTTGTCGTTTTTAACTTCATTAATGTGATCGATATGTAAGTGTTGTGGCGGCCACTCCCCGTGATGCAACGCCCAGCACACTCTGTGCGCTCGGTATAAAACGTCAAAAATTTTAAATCTGATGTACCAATTTGATTTGGCAGGCCCAACCTGCTTTCCAGCGCAGCGGTTGTTCCACCTTTTTTGGTCGTCGTCACTTTTGCAGAATTTGCGCGGTCTGCGGCGCCACGTTAAAACCCCGGTTTCAGGGTCGTAAGAAAGCAGTTGGCGCAGGTCTTCAATGGATATATCGTAGCGTATGTGCTGCATCGGAAACACCCTTCCGTTGTGGTTGCCGCCGGGGACTCCACTCCTCGGCGGCTTTTGATTTACAATCAATTGCTATGGTTGACAAGCGTTCACGCTGAGCGTAGCTTACGCCCACATCGACGCCACGTCACGTACCGTGGCCCCTGAGCATGGCCGGCTCGCCACGAGGCTACGTCACGTATCGTAGCAAGAACCGATGCCGCGTTACGTATCGCGACACCTCAGGCGGGTAACAGCCGATAACCCTCAACTTCAGCATGGAGAATCCGTATGGCTTACGGTACCAATGCGCCTCAGGGGCTCGTCCCCGTCAAGAAGCTGGATGGCTCTGCTTGGACTGGCGCGACCAACCCTTATCAAATTGCTAACGCCTATGCGACGGCGATCTTCCGTGGCGATCCCGTTGGGGTCCTCGCTGACGGCACGCTCGGCGTTGGCGTCGCTGGCTCGACTATCACTGGCGTTTTCTGGGGCGTCAAGTTCATTGACAGCACCGGTCGCGTTCGTTTCGAGAACTTCTGGCCCGGCAACCCCGGCGTTCAGACTGGCTCGACCGTCGAGGCTCTCGTGATCGACGATCCGAACACCGTGTTCACCATTCAGGAAACGAGCGGCACTGGCACTGCGGGCACCCCGCTGGCTCTTGCTGATCGCGGCCTGAACGCGAACTTCCTGTACACCGCCGGTTCTACTGCAACGGGTACCTCAGCTGTGTCGCTCGATAACGCGACCGAAGCTGCCACCTCGACGCTGAACCTGAAGATCCTGCAGCTGGACCCGACTCCGGGTAACGCCGTCGGCGCCTTCGCAAACTGGCTCGTTATCATGAACAATCAGTCCTATCGGGCTGGTGTGACCGGTATCTAATCGGGTCAGCAGGGAGATTTGAAAAATGGCTATTAACACCACCGCAATCCGCGACCTGCTCCGGCCCGGTCTGGCCGCCGTTTTCGGCGACTATCCGATGTATCCGGGTCAGTGGTCGGAGATCTTCGAGAAGCACACGTCCGATAAGGCCGTTGAAATCGAAGTCGAAGTCAAGCTGCTTGGTCTGGCTCAGATCAAGGCTGAAGGCGCTTCCACCGCCTACGGTGAAATGGGTCAGCGGTTCGTCACGAACTACGTGAACCGCTACACCAGCATCGGCTTCATCATCACCCGTCAGGCGATCAAGGACAACCTGTACCAGTCGTCGTTCCCGCTGCAGGCGAAGGCTCTTCGTCAGTCGATGGAACAGACCAAGGAAGTCCTTGGCGCGTCGGTCCTGAACAACGGCTTCTCGGCCAACTTCCCCATTGGGGATGGCCAGCCTCTGTTCTCGACGTCGCACCCGATTGATAACGGTGTTGTTGCCAACACCTTTACGGTCCAAGCTGACCTGAACGAAACCTCGCTTCAGGACGCCATCGTTGGCGTTCAGCGCTTCCGTGATGCTGCGGGCCTCCGCATCATGACCAAGCCAACGAAGCTGATCGTTCCGGCTGAACTGCAGTGGACGGCCACCCGCCTTCTGCAGTCGCAGTTCCGCGTCGACACCGCGAACAACGACATTAACGCGATCTATAACAACTCTGCGGTTCCGCAGGGTCATCGCGTTAACATGTTCCTGACCGACACGAACGGCTGGTTCCTGCTGACCGACGCTCCGAACGGCTTCAAGTACTACGAGCGTGAAACCCTCGAAACCGACGTCTACACGGACTTCGACACCGACAACCTCAAGGCGAAGGCCATTGAGCGTTACTCGTTCGGCTGCTCGAACTTCCGCGCAGGCTGGGGCTCGCAGGGCGCTTCCTAAATCCCGGGGGTGGGGCTTCGGCCCCACCCTTAGCTATGGAGAAACATCATGACTCATTTCTCTGACGGCGTTCGGGCAGGCAGGAACTTTGCCAACAACGGTACCGCTAGTGAACCCGGCGTCTTCCTGTCGCCGATCAACGTGTATAACGTGGTTCCGGTTGCTTTGGACGCTGACGGTATCTGCGCTCAGCAGACGCTGGCTGCTGCCGGTAACGCGCTGCTGAACGGCGCTCTGGCTTCGGGCGGCACTGTCGTTCTTGACGTTCCTCGCAACGTCATCATTGACGCTGCTGGTGCTGCTACGGCTGTTCTGACCATCACGGGCACTGACGTCTACGGCATCCCGATGTCGGAAGCGATCACCCTGAACGGCACGACTGCCGTTGCCGGCGCGAAGGCTTTCAAGACGATTACGAGCATCGCGGCTTCGGCTGCTGCCACCGACTTCTTCGTTGGCACTGGTGACGTCTTCGGTCTTCCGATCCGTGCAAACAGCCGTAACTACGTGCTGACTGCGTGGAATGGCGCCTTCGTGACGACCGGCACGTTCGTGGCGGCTGTGGCGACCAGCCCGGCCACGACCACGACTGGCGACGTTCGCGGCACCTATGCGGTTCCGGACGCTGCCGATGGTACGAAGCGCCTGACCGCGTGGGTCTTCGTCTTGGACGACGACACCCAGACTGGTCTGTACGGCGTTACTCAGGCCTGATGATTGGGGCGGCCTCCGGGTCGCCCCAGTTATATGGAGATCGGGATGCGTGCGAAAAAAGATTTCCAGTTCAAGGCTAAGCACAAGAACCCGAAGGGCGGTCTCAGTGAGGCTGGTCGGAAGGCTTATAATTCTGCCACTGGGAGCAATCTGAAGCGCCCGCAGCCGGAAGGCGGGTCTCGCCGTGACAGCTTTTGTGCCCGCATGAAAGGCATGAAAAAGAAGCTGACTTCTGCTAAAACGGCAAGCGACCCGGACAGCCGGATCAACAAATCCCTCAGGGCGTGGAACTGCTAACATGCGTGGCAAGAAAAACTTCATCGCCGAAGCCATCAAAAAGCCCGGCGCCCTCCGTAAGCAACTCGGGGCGAAGGCCGGCAAGCCGATCCCCACAGGCAAGCTGGAAGCCGCCGCAAAGGCGCCCGGTAAGTTGGGTCAGCGCGCTCGCTTTGCCATGACTCTCAAGGGAATGAAATAATGCGCCCCATTATTGTAAGCACTTCCGACGCGTCGGGCGGCACAAAAAACTCCAACGTAGCCATTCTTGATTACCTTGGCACACCCGAAGTGTCCCTTCAGGTTGTCGTAACGGGCTCGGCTACATGGACTGTTCAGCAGACGCTGGACAACCCCAATGCTGAGGGCGTGACCCCCACATGGTTCAGCCACCCTGATCCAAACATGGCCACGCAGACAGTCAATCGTCAGGGCAACTATGCCTATATCCCTGTAGCCGTGCGCCTCCAGCAGACGGCAGGTAGCGGCTCTGCAGTTCTTACAATCGTTCAGGCTGGCTTGCTCTCGTAATGTCCTCTGGCCTCTACAGCGGCGTCTCCGGCCTTGCGCTCGGCTTCGGCCTGTACAAGGGCTTCAGCGGGCTGTGGAGCGGCGCGAGCGGCCTCGATGCGGGGGTGTTCCCCAGTCTAAACCTCGACTTCCTAACCAACACCACGCTCGATCCGCGCATCACGTTCAGCCGCACGACGAACGCCACGCTGGTCGATAGCACCGGGCGGGTGACCTACGCGCCGAACAATCTGGTGCTGCGGTCTGAGGAGTTTGACAACGCGGCTTGGACAAAGACGGCTTCAACCATTACACCCAACGCCGCTGCGGCACCGAACGGCGCGTTCATCGCAGACAAGCTGGTCGAGACTACGGCTGCTTCCACTGGGCATTTTGTCCAACCAAGCCCCTCTCCTACTTCGCCCGGCGTTACGGTAGGCCAGTTCTTCATTTACAGCGTGTACGCGAAAGCAGGAGAGCGCACGTTTATCCAATTGATTGGCACGGGTACTGGCCCTAGCGGCGGCCCTGTGATTGCCGGCTTTGACCTTACGAACGGCACCGCTGGAACCCCGTCCGCAACCGTAACGTCTACCATTACACCGGCTGGTGACGGCTGGTATCGCTGCTCAATGGCCTTTCCCATTTCGACAGCCGGTATTGGAACCTATCAAATCCGCCTTGCCCTCAACAGCGTGGCCACGGCGTCATCCTACACGGGCGACGGCACGTCTGGCCTGTTCATCTGGGGCGCGCAGTTTGAGCAAGTCACCTACCAGACGACCCCCGGCACGTATAACCAGACGGTCGCCTCGGCCTACTACGGCCCGCGTTTCGACTATAACCCGC